TAATTGTAGCTAAATTAGAGGAGTACGTTAGAAACAAACTAATTAACATACACTCTTCTCGTGTTTTTAACGAACTGAAGACTTTTATTTGGCACAATGGTAAACCTCAAGCTATGCGATCTTATAATGATGACCTAGTAATGTCTCTTGCAATTGCCTGTTGGGTTCGAGATACTGCACTATCGGAAAATCAAAAAGACATAGCATACAAAAAGGCGATGCTAGGTGGAGTTATGAAATCTACCACAACCATGAACACTCAAATTAAAGGTCAAAAATTCTACAAAGAAACGTTCAATGAAAAGCACGAGGAGGAAATAAAGAAAACAAAAGAATTTTTCTGGATATACAAAGGATAGAATATGGCCCGTAATAATAGAAACCCCAATAACAATCAAAACGAACTCTTTAAAACTTTAACTAAGATGTTCTCCGGACCAATAACCCAGCGAAGAACGCAGAGTGGAAGGCAGCTTCGACGACGACACTTAGACAAATACGCTAAGAGATTCCAAACAGCTTCGGGACAACAGTTTAAGAAAACTGAATACAACCCAATGAATATCATGGCACTGAACATGATTTCAAACAGAAATCGATCTGAGAGATATGTCGACTTTGATCAAATGGAATTCACACCAGAGATCGCCTCTTCTCTCGATATCTATGCAGATGAGATGACGACGCACTCAGCCTTAAATCCTATGTTGCACATCAAGTGTCCAAACGATGAAATCAAATATATGTTACATTCACTATATTATAACATAATGAATATTGAGCACAACCTTTTTGGTTGGGCTAGAACCATGTGTAAGTACGGAGACATGTTTTTGTATCTTGACCTTGACGAAGAAAAAGGTCTGCAAAATTGCATTGGCCTACCTCCTCAAGAAGTCGAGAGACTTGAGGGTGAAGATCCAACAAATCCAAATTACGTACAGTTCCAATGGAACTCAGCAGGCCTAACTCTAGAGAATTGGCAAATGGCTCACTTTCGTGTTCTCGGAAATGACAAGCATGCCCCGTACGGAACATCCGCTTTAGAGCCAGCCAGACGCATCTGGAGACAGCTTACGCTCCTCGAGGACGCAATGATGGCCTATCGCATTACAAGGTCACCAGAACGTCGTGTGTTCAAGATTGACGTTGGCGGTATTGCACCACAAGACGTCGAGCAATACATGCAAAAAGTTATGACCCAAATGAAACGACACCAAGTTGTTGATGATAAGACAGGACGCGTAGATTTGCGCTACAACCCTCTTTCGATTGAAGAGGACTACTTTATCCCCATTAGAGGCGGACAGTCCTCTACGGACATTGTCAACCTTCCTGGTGGGCAATTCACAGCACAGATCGAAGACGTCAAGTACCTTCGCGACAAACTGTTCTCAGCATTAAAAGTTCCACAATCTTACTTATCAATGGGAGAAGGTGCAACGGAAGACAAGACGACTCTCGCTCAGAAGGACATTAGATTCGCAAGAACCATTCAGAGACTTCAGAGAGTTTTGGTAACTGAGTTAGAAAAGATTGGCATTATCCACTTGTACACTCTCGGATATCGTGGAGATGATCTTCTTAATTTTAAACTAAGCCTTAACAATCCATCAAAAATTGCAGAGATGCAAGAGCTTGAACACTGGAAGACTAAGTTTGATATTGCTGGAGCAGCGACAGAGGGATACTTCTCTCGACGTTGGGTTTCGGAAAACTTGCTTGGATTGTCACAAGACGAATACTTGAGAATGCAAAGAGAAATGTTTACCGACAAGAAATTCATGGCAGGACTTGAAGCAGCTGGTCAAGCACCCGAAGAAGGTGGTGGAGACCTAGGCGGAGGAGACTTGGGTGGAGACTTAGGAGGAGACCTGGGAGGTGACGACTTAGGTGGAGATCTAGGTGGCGATGATCTAGGAGGAGATCTAGGCGGTGACGACTTAGGCGGTGACACAGGTGGAGAAGAGGAAGGCGACTTACTAGCTGAGCCTCCAGCCAAACGTGACGATGATTCAAAACCAAAGAAGAGAGGGCCATACAAGAAGCACAAAATTTCCTATCGCAAAGGTGGATTCTCAAAACAAATGAAAAACCAAGCTTTTAGCGGAGAGGTCCGAGGATCTACGGCACGCACAACCTTTCCAGGCAAAGTAGGATTTGGCGGAATGGACTCTTTAGCAAAAGGAATTTATGAACAGAACGAAAATGAAGAAGACAAGCTATTTAGCATTGACGCCTCAATCAAGAATCTGATCGAGTCACTAAACAAAAAGGAAAATCCAAATGAAACTTAATAAAGAAACGTTAAAAAGAATTATCAAAGAAGAGCTTGACGCTGTCATGAATGAGACGATGACTGTACCTCCAATTGGAGGAAACATAACACCAGAACAACAGCAGAAAATTGATGGACTAATCCGATCTGGTAATCCGGAGGATGTGAATTTTGCTAAATCATTGGTAGATGCGCTAGGCGGAGATCCAGAATATGTTGAAAGAATTTTGGCTATAGATTACGAAGGGATTACATCTTTGGCTCATCAACAGAGAGATGTTATTGATACCTTCCCCGATCCTAAGGATGCAACACCTCAAGATCATAGAGATGCCTACAATGCGACATCAAACTATGATGGAGATGCTCGCCAGAGAATAGCAGACAAATACTCTGACACACCAGAACAGGCAAGACGTGCAGGACGCATGTATAACAATGCTATGAACTCGAGGGTCCGTAGGTGAAACTTAATAAAGAAACACTTAAACAAATCATCAAAGAAGAGCTCGAAGCTGTTTTGGGCGAATCTAGATTGTTACGCCAATTTTCAAAAGATAAAGAAGACGAACTTAAACAATACATTGGAGACATGGGCAAAGATCCTGACGATGTATTCGCTGCACTTGGACCCGATAGTGTCGAAGTGATGGGCCAAACTTTGGTTGGTCGTGGGTACCCTATTAGTAAGCCGATGGGTGATGAAGTCAAACTTATGACCGCTGTTGAAGAGATGGAAAAACTTGAAGACTCAACAAACTTAAACGATTTTTACGACCCAGACTCTACTGGGACTTCGATCTTCTCTAGGGTGCTAGAGTTGGTTCCTGAATTGATGAAAATAAATGCTGTTAAGAGAGCCTTGGATAAAGCAGGTAGTCCTACAGCAGTAACTGCGAAAATAGGCAAGCGCGTGACCTATCATATGATTGATAGAACAATAATGAGATTACTTGGAAATTACCAACCGGTTCTTTCAAGATATGATAAATAAGGATAATAATATGAAACTTAACAAAGAAACACTAAAACGAATTATAAAAGAAGAGCTCGACGCAGTTATGAATGAAACAAGAATTAAACCAGACTTAACTGGTATTCCCGATGAGTATGTTGAAAAAATAAATTCGCTCATTGACGGTGGCGAGGTTGCACAAGCATCATCACTGATCGATGCCCTAGGGCATGATCCAAACTATGTTGACCAATATAGAGAGTATCAACAAGTTGGAGACATAGAGAAACTAGGAAACAAAATGAGAGATTTATACGCAAGCCATGGTGGATCAGACTCATATGAGTATTTGGATCATCCGTTCCACGATGAAGTGGATAAAATCCAAGGTCAGATTGATGATTTGGCCCAAGAGAAAGCAGATGCTTATGGTAACCCAATAATTCCGGGTGACCAAAAATCTTTTGATGACGCCGTTCAAGCGCGTCAAATTCAAAGAAATCGAAGAGGCGGTTTAAAAGTCGGACCAAAAAAATAACAAGGAAACAAACATGAAACTAAGCAAAGAAACATTAAAAAGAATTATCAAAGAAGAGTTTGATAGACTAAGTGAAGGTATGTTTTCTCCGACTGAAATATACATGGACTTTCAGAGACAAGGTGGTCGCGATTATTGGTTATCTAAAGCACATGGGATGGATATGAAGTATTCAGATTTTATGCATGCTGACCAAGCGCTTAAAGCCTACATTGATGAGATCAACCCATCCTTAAATGATATGCCCCAAAATGTTTGGAGTCAAATAACGCAACTAATTAATGACACAGTATAAAAAAAGGAAGCAAACATGAAACATAATAAGAAAAGAAATACCGCTTTTCTTTACGAATGTCTAATTCGTGAATTAACAAAAGCAATTGTTCAAGAGAACAAAACGAAGCAAACAAAAGTCAAGGGTCTTTTAAGAGA